GAAATAACGGAGAAGATTATGTACAAAAGTATCAAGCTCAAATTGAAGCATTAAATACTAAGATTGATTCATTGCATAGTATAAATGATGATTTGACTTATAAAATAGATACTTTAAATACTCAAATTCTTTCTTTAGATAAAGAAATTAATAATCAAGATAAATTAATTAAAAACTTAAGAATAAAAACTAATGAAAAAGTTAGGGCTGTTGATAATTTTAATGATGATGAGCTTTACCAGTTTTTCACAGAACGATACAGACACGTTATCGATTCGCTTAGAAAAACCGGTGGCCAAACTGGTGGTTAAAGATTTAATTACTGGTGATGAAGCTAAGGAAGAATTAGTATTATCAGTAAAGAAATTTCAATTACTAGAACAAAAAATAGTTTTAAAGGATAGTGTTATTACTAATCTTAATGATCAGATTATTAATTTTAATTCCATGATATCAACAAAACAGGACCAATTAAATTTATCTCAGGAATTATCTAAAAAATTACAAAAAGATCTTAAAAAACAAAAATTAAAAACTAAATTAGCGGGTGGAGCAGGTGTTCTTGCTGTTGTAGCAGTAGCTGTTTTACTTAAATAGTATGTCTGAATTAAAAAAAGTAATAAGAACTGAGTATCTTAAATGTGCAAAGGACCCTGTACATTTTATGAGAAAATACTGTTACATTCAGCATCCCCAAAGAGGCCGTATTCAATTTAACTTATATCCTTTTCAAGATAAAGTATTAACTTTATTTAGAGATAACCCATATTCAATAGTACTAAAATCTAGACAGTTAGGTTTATCTACACTATCAGCTGGTTATTCTTTATGGATGATGTTATTTAATAAAGATAAAAATATACTTTGTATAGCAACTAAGCAAGAAACAGCTAAAAATATGGTTACTAAGGTTAAGTTTATGTATGAAAATTTACCTTCTTGGCTAAAAGTAGATGCAGCAGAAAATAATAAATTAAATTTAAGGCTTACTAATGGTTCACAAATTAAAGCCACATCAGCAAGTAGTGATGCAGGTAGATCAGAAGCAGTATCTCTTCTAATTATTGATGAGGCGGCATTTATTGATAATATTGGAGAAATTTGGGCATCAGCTCAACAAACCCTAGCTACTGGTGGTGGCTGTATAGCATTAAGTACACCTTATGGTACAGGTAATTGGTTTCATCAAACATGGACTAGAGCTGAAGCAGCAGAAAATGATTTTTTACCTATTAAATTACCATGGTATGTTCACCCTGAAAGGGATGAAGCTTGGAGAAAAAGACAAGATGAGTTATTAGGTGATCCTAGAATGGCAGCTCAGGAATGTGATTGTGATTTTAGTACTTCTGGTGATATTGTATTTTATCCTGAATATATTGAATTTTTTGAAAAAACATATATTAAAGACCCACTTGAAAGAAGGGGTGTAGATCAAAATTTATGGGTTTGGGAAACACCAGATTATACTAGAGATTATATAGTAGTAGCTGATGTTTCTAGAGGTGATGGAAAAGATTATTCTGCATTTCATGTTATTGATGTTGAAAATAATGTTCAAGTTGCTGAATACAAAGGACAAATAAATACAAAAGATTATGGGCATTTATTAGTTGGTATAGCTTCCGAGTATAATGAAGCTATGTTAATTATAGAAAATGCAAATATAGGGTGGGCAACAATTCAAGTTGCTTTAGATAGAAATTATCAAAATTTATATTATTCACCTAAAACTGATCAACCTAACGTTAATTCTTATTTTGACAAATATCAGGATCATTCTAGAATGGTACCTGGTTTTACTATGTCTTCAAGAACAAGACCTATGGTGATTGGTAAATTCCAAGAATATTTAAGTGATAAAGGTGTAACTTTACAATCAAAAAGATTAATAGAGGAAATGAAAACCTTTATTTGGAGAAACGGAAGACCAGAAGCTCAATCAGGTTATAATGATGATTTAGTAATGGCTTTTGGAATTGCAATGTATATTAGAGATACAGCTTTAAAATTTAGACAAAGAGGTATTGATATAACAAAACAAGCTTTGCAAAATATGAAAGTTAATAGAACCCAATACCAAGGTGGTTATGGGTTTTCAAAAGGACCCGATAATCCTTATCAAATTAAAACAGATAAAGGTGGAGAAGATATTAGTTGGTTATTAGGGTAATATTTATAACAATAATTATATATTAAATGGCAGATACAAGTGTATTTTCAAGATTAAGAAGATTATTTTCAACTGATGTAGTTATCAGAAATGTTGGAGGTAATCAAATAAAAACCATTGATACGGATCATATCCAAAGTAGTGGTCAATATGAAACAAACGCATTAGTAGATAGATTCAATAGAATTTATACTACTCAACCTTCATCACTTTATGGAGCACAATTTAATCTTAACTACCAATGGTTAAGAACCCAGTTATATTCTGAATATGATGTAATGGATCAGGATGCTATTATAGCTTCTGCTCTAGATATTTTATCTGATGAATCAACATTAAAAAATGATATGGGTGAAGTACTTCAAATTAGAAGTTCTAATGAAGATATTCAAAAAATATTATATAACTTATTTTATGATGTTTTAAATATTGAGTTTAATCTTTGGATGTGGATTAGACAAATGTGTAAGTATGGAGATTTCTTCTTAAAATTAGAAATTGCAGAAAAATTTGGTGTTTATAATGTCATACCATATACTGCATACCACATTGAAAGAATAGAAGGACAAAATCCTGATAATCCATCTGAAATTAAATATAGATGGAATCCTGAAGGTTTTGCTGGTAGTTCTTATGGTTATTATAGTTTACCAAATCAAGTAGAAGGTGATAATGCAGGTATAACTTATGATAATTATGAAATGGCTCACTTTAGAATGGTATCTGATGTTAATTATCTCCCATATGGTAGAGCTTATATTGAACCAGCTAGAAAATTATTTAAACAATACACATTAATGGAGGATGCTATGTTAATTCATAGGATTGCTCGTGCCCCAGAAAAAAGAATATTTTATGTAAATGTTGGTGCTATACCACCTAATGAAGTAGAAGCATTTATGCAGAAAACTATTTCAAATATGAAACGTACTCCATATATGGATGAAAAAACGGGTGAATATAACTTGAAATATAATATGCAAAATATGCTTGAAGATTTTTATATTCCAGTTAGGGGTAATGATAGTGCTACTAAAATAGACACTACACCAGGTTTATCATATGATGGTATTCAAGATGTAGAATATTTAAGAGATAAATTATTTGCCGCACTTAAAATACCTAAAGCCTTTTTAGGTTATGATGAAAATGTAGAAGGAAAAGCTACATTAGCCGCTGAAGATATTAGATTTGCTCGTACAATTGATAGAATTCAAAGAATAGTACTTTCAGAATTAAATAAAATTGCACTTGTTCATTTATATACTCAGGGGTATACAGCAGAAAATATGACAAATTTTGAATTGTCAATGACTACCCCATCAATCATATATGATCAGGAAAGAATAGAATTATTAAAATCTAAATCGGAATTAGCTCAATCATTATTAGATCAAGGTTTAGTTCCATCTGATTGGATTTATCATAATATTTACCACTTTAGTGAAGATCAATATGATGAATATAGAGATTTAGTTAGAGAAGATGCTAAACGTAAATTTAGAATAGCTCAAATTGAAGCAGAAGGAAATGATCCAGTACAATCTGGTAAATCTTATGGTACTCCTCACGATTTAGCTTCATTATATGGTAAAGGAAGAATGTATTCTGAACCAGGTAATGTCCCTGAACCTGAAAAGTATAACAAAGACAATTTAGGTAGACCAGTAGATGGTATAACTAATAGGGGTAAACAAGAAAATAATTTTGGTAAAGATCCTTTAGGAGTTAAAAGAATGAAGGATACAGATAAAAATGAAGGTAGTAAACCACTATCAGAATTTGAAAGTGCCAAAGTTACTTATTTAAAAAATAAGGACATCTTCAAATCTTTAAATAAAAAGAAATTAATATTTGAGGAAGATAAGGACGATTCTAAACTACTAGATGACTCTCAATTGAAGAGTAAATAATTTGTACATATTTATAAATAAATATATTTTTAATGAAAATAAAACATTCCAAGTATAAGAACACTGGTATTTTATTTGAATTACTAGTTAGGCAAATAACTGCTGATACTTTAAAAGGAGGTGATTCCCCCGCAATTGATATTTTAAGAGAATATTTCGTAAATACAGAATTGGGGCGTGAATACAAGTTATATGAATCTGTAATGAAATCTAAGGTTTTATCAGAAGGTAGAGCAAATTCTCTAATTTCAACGGTTCTTGACAATTCCAAAAAATTCAATAGAACAGTACTAAAAAAGCAAAAGTATAACTTAATTAATGAAATTAAAAAGCATTATAATCTTGAGTCATTTTTTGGTTCTAAAGTAAAAAATTACAAAGAAATAGCTTCTGTTTATACATTGATAGAAAGTTATAATATAGATAAAGTAACAGATATTAATCAGATTAATAACAATAAAGTTACTTTACTTGAATTTTTAACTAAACAACCACAACAAAAACCAACTGATCCCCTAATGGAAGAATTTTCGGGGTATGATAAAGACTTAAGACAATTAACCTATAGAGTATTATTAGAAAAATTTAACGATAAGTATGATAGTCTAAGTATTGAACAAAAAGAAATACTTAAAGAATTTATATATTCAGTTGATTCTACTCCTTCTTTAAGAGAATTTTATAATGGTAAAGTAGAAATTTTACAGGAAATATTAAATAAGGAATCTAATAACATTAAAGATAAAGCTACTAAAATAAAGATAACGGAAGTAGCAAAGTTAATAACTAAATTAGGTAAAAATGATAGAGTTGATACTGATAATTTAGTTGATTTGTTGCAATATTATGAACTAGTTAAAGAAATTCAAGTAGCAAATGGCAAAATACAAGTTTAAACTTTCTGAATTGGCTAAAACAGCATCAGAAAAAGATGCTGAAAAAGAATTAGATAAACCAAGAACTGGATTTGCGGTAGGACAAGTTACTATTAGTGATGATGGTACTACTAAGTCTACTATTACTGATATAGATGATGAAACTGGAGCAGTTAGATGGAAAGTAGAACAATTACCTGGATTTGATAAATTATATGATGATTTATCTGATTTAGTTAGTACAGCAAAAAGAACTTACGTTAAAACTAAAGATGATAAAAAGTTTAGAGACTTTTATGATGAAATTAGAGTTATAAGAAATAAAGTAAGAACACACCTTAGAAATGAATATCCTGATCAATATAAAAGAATTACTAGAATTGGTGAGGATGAATTAAGTGATTTAAAAGTAGGGGGAGTAGCTAGAGCTATTTCTAATATAGCAGAGGAAGATTTAAAAGAAATGATTGATTTAGTCCATGTTATGGAACCAGATGGTTCATTATATGGTACAGGTCAAGTTGTTAGTGTTGAAAAAGATAAAACTTTAGTTAGATT